CGCCGACGTCGGCCACCTGCGGCGGGCGGCGCAGCTGTGCCGCGCTCTTCGCCGTGACGGCGTGCTCTCCGGAGTGCTTTCAACGCGCACCGGTGGCGTCGTCCGCCTCCCGAAGAAGTTCTCGGGCAATCCCAAGATGGTGGCCGAGCTCGAGGGCGCCGGCCGGCGTCGCGGCATCTTCGACCGGATGTTCCCGCGCGCCGAGCTCGCGCTCCTCGCCGCGGACGGCGTGCTGCTCGGCGTCGGCGTCGCCGAGCTCCTGCCCGTCAAGGGACGCGACTACCCGGTGATGCGTCGACTCGATCCGGAGTACCTGTTTTATCGGTGGAACGAGGACTGCTGGTACTACCAGAGTCTCTCCGGTCCGCTGAAGATCACGCCCGGCGACGGACGTTGGATCCTTCACGTCCCCGGTGGCAGCGACTCGCCGTGGACTCACGGCCTCTGGGCCTCGTGCGGGCGCGCGTACATCTCGAAGGAGCACGCGATCCTGAACCGCGAGAACTACGCGGAGAAGCTCGCCAACGCGGCGCGCGTCGCTGTGTCGCCGACCGGCGCGGGCGAAGAGCACAAACAGTCGTGGTTCAAGAAGGTCATGTCGTGGGGCACGAACACCGTCTTCGGTGTGACGCCCGGCTACGACGTCCGGCTCATCGAATCGAACGGTCAAGGCTTCGAGGTCTTCGAGGCCATCGTCACGAAGAGCGACGAGGAGATGATCATCGCGATCGCCGGGCAGCTCATCACGACGGCCGGCGGCTCCGGCTTCGTCAACGGCGATCTGTACAAGTCGATCAGCACCGACCTGATCCAGGACACCGCCGAGGGGCTCGCGCACACGGTGAACGAGCAAGGGATCCCGCCTTGGGTGAACGTCCACTATGGCGCCGATGCCCTCGACGAAGCGCCGCTCCTCGAGTGGGACGTGTGCCCGCCGCAGGATCTCGCCGCCGTCGCGAACGCCATCACCGCCGCGTCGACCGCGCTCACCGCGGCGACGGCTGCTCTGGAGCCCTACGGGAAGAAGATCGACGCGGACGCCTTCACGCTCCGCTTCAACATCCCGATCGCAGGGGACCACGACGGCGACGGGCGCGACGACGAGGACGACCAGGACGACGACCAGGACGACGAAGACACCGTCGTGCCGCTCATCACCCGGAGGGCCGCATGAAGCGCATGGTGCGGGTGCTCGCGGGCCGGCCGCTCGAGCTCGGGCCCGAGGGCGGGGCTCCGATCGCCTTCCGGATCTGGGAGGCGGGGGAGAATCAGACGGACCACGGCCCCGTGGTCTTCTCGCCGGACTCCGCGAAGCTCCTCCTCGAGGAGCAGACCCGCCGAGGGAACCTCTTCTCGATCGACTACGACCACCTCTCGCTCGAGAAGGAGCGGCCGGCGACTGCAGGGCAGGCCGCGGGCTGGCACCGCCTCGAGGTGCGCGACGGCGAAGGCGGGCCCGAGCTCTGGGCGGTCGACGTCGAATGGTGCGTCGAAGCGAAGGCCGGCATCGAGGAGCGCCCGCCGCGGTGGCGCTACTTCAGCCCCGCGTACTTCGTCGATCCCGATTCGCGCGAGGTCACCTCGTACGTGAACACAGCGCTCTGCATCAATCCCGCCACTTGGCACAACAACGCGCTCGCAACACGAGCCACGAGGAACGGACCCATGAAGAAGGCAGCGATGCTCGCGGCCCTGAAGGCGATGGCCGAGGGCGACGGAGACGACAAGCAGAAGGAGAACGCCGCAGCGCTGTTCGCAAGCATGGGAGGCGAAGACGCTCTCAAGGCCGCTGCGGACGGTGGTGACGACGCCCCGGACAGCAAGAAGCCGGGCGACGGCGCCGGCGACGGCGACGGCGGTGACGACGCCCCGGACAGCAAGAAGCCGAAGGGCGACGCTGCGGACGGTGGTGACGACACCCCGGACAGCGCGAAGCCGAAGGGCGACGCGAAGCGGAAGGCCACGAAGGCGGGCGTCGATCTCGCCGTGCGCGTGGCGACCCTCGAGCAGGACGTTGCGCGCGGTCGCGTGAAGGAGCTCGTGCGCGCGCACGCGGATCGGTTCACGCCGACCACGCGAGCGTGGGCGCTCGAGCAGCCGTACGACATCGTGAAGTCGTACGTGAAGGTCGCGCCGAAGCAGAACCTCCGCGCACCGGAGACGCAGACCGCGACGCGCGGCGAGGACGCCGGCAAGCCGATCGAAGAGCGGTCTCCGGGCAAGCTCCAGAAGAACGCGGCGACCGAGGCCGACGTCGATCGCGCGTTCGGCATCCGGAGCAATCGCACCGAGGTGGGCTTCAGCGCCCCGCGTACGGGGCTCCGCGAGCTCAACACGATGACCCCCAGCGAGGCGCGCGACCGCGCCAAAAAGGCAGGCTGATCCATGTCCCTCACAAACATCCGCCCGGTGAAGAGCCGGCAGAGCCGGTTCACTCCGCTGAAGGTCGCGGCCTCCACGAAGATCTTCGGCGGACACCTCGTCATGACGGACGCGGGCTTCGCAAAGCCGGCCGCCGCCGGCGTCGCGGCCGCGTTCTGCTGGGGCGTCGCGGACGCCACGGTCGACAACACCACGGGCGGCGCGGGCGATGAGATCGTCAACGTGCGCGGCAGCTTCGAGCACGAAGAGTTCTTCTTCGCGAACGACACGGATGGCTCGCCGCTCGCCGCCGCGGACGTCGGGACGCCGTGCTTCATGCTCGACGAGCAGACGGTGACCGCGGACGACGACGGCGGCGACAACGCTGTCGCCGGCCTCCTCACGGAAGTCACCGCCGACGGCGTGTGGGTCCGCTTCGAGCTCCGCGGCCCGCCTGGAGCCACCGGGCTCCATGGCGCGACCGGCGGCACCGGCGCCACCGGCGCAACTGGTCCCACTGGAGCAACGGGCCCCACTGGCCCCACCGGCGCCACCGGCGGCGGCTGAACCTGAGAGAGAAGGGAAACCGAAATGCTCTGGACTACGGGACACGTTCTTTCCACGGAGGACCGGCTCGAGAAGCGGGTCGCCAACGCCTACGCGCAGGCCCTCAAGAATGCCTGGTGGGACCGCCTCATGGGCGTCCGACCGGGCAAGGGCAAGCGAGACGTCTTCGAATGGCTGCTCACCACCGCGCAGATTTACGATCTGCCGAAGGGCACCATCGTCTACGACGATCTCCTCACGCAGTCGCACGAGATCATCCACAAGCCGCGCGGCGCGGGGCTGAAGATCGATCGCGACCAGTGGGAGGACGACGAGTTCGAGTTCGCTCAGGACTGGTCCTCTCACATCGGTGGGGCGACGGCGCTCGATCCCCAGTACGCCGTGATCGACCTCATCTCCGGAGGTGAGACGCAGAAGGGCTACGACGGGAAGGCGTTCTACGCCGCCGACCACCCGGTGCACCCGTTCGATCCGTCGAAGGGCACCTACCGGACGCTCGTCACGCAGCTCGATCAGATGGGAGGCACCGGGAGTGGCGCCCCCGCGCTCACCGTCGAGAGCTTCGCCCTCGGCGTGGCGCACATGAAGAAGTTCGTGATGCCGAACGGGAAGAACCGGAACGTGAAGCCGGGTCTCATCGTCACGGGTCCGGCGCTCGAGAAGGAGGCACTCGAGATCACGAGCGCCGGCTTCATCGGAGCGACGGAGAACATCCTCCGGAACTACCGGATCGAGCCCCTCGTCATCAACGAGATCACAGACAAGAGCTGGTTTCTCGCGGCCGCCGAAGGCGAGACGCCGGGCCTCCTCCCGTTCATCCGCAGCGAGCGCCGCGCCTACGCGATGACGTCCTACGACGGCCTCACGCAGGCGGAGCTCAATCGCATGAACTACCTCGAGTGGCAGCTCCGCGGCCGCTACGGGCACACGTATGGGCACCCGTACCAGATGGTGAAGTTCAAGGTCACCTGACCGATCGCAGCACCACCCCGCCCCGGTAGGCCTCGAGCCCCGGGGCTTTGGGGCTGTGGCCGCCCTGCTCAGCCTCGAGGAGTTCACGACGAGGACGAACATGCCGTCCCCGGATGTCGCGCTCGTCGAGACGAATAAGCCGGGCTTCATCGCAACGCGGCTCGCATTCTGGAGCAGCTGGATCGAGTCGCGACTCCGGAAGCGCTACGCCGTGCCATTCTCGACGCCGACGCCCGAGCTCGTCCTCGGATGGCTCGTCGACCTCGTGAACCCGGACGTGTACCGCGCCCGCGGATGGAACCCGGGCGAGGCTCAGTCGGCGAGCATCGAGCAGGCGCGCACCGACGCGCTCGCGGCGCTCAAGGAAGCCGCCGACGGCGAGCTCGGGCTCTACGACATCCCGCTCCGTGAGGACTCGACGACGAGCGGGATCTCCCGTGGCGGTCCTCTTTGCTACTCCGAGGCGAGCCCCTACGACTGGATCGACCGGCAGAAGGAGGCGATCCGTGGACGGTGACCTCTCGCAGCTCGATCGGCTCGCGGCGCGCCTCCGCGCCACGCAGACGACGCTCGGCGCGGAGACCGCGAAGGATGCCGCGCCGCTCGTCGAGACGGTCGCACGCGCCACCGCGGCCGCGGGCACCAC